TCACCAGCTAACTCTCTAAGTCTTTCGTAATTATCTCCGATTGAATGTCTCTTTTCTCTGAATGTACCAAGTGGTTTTACAATATCAGCATAATCAACAACAACCAAGTCTGGTTTTATACCTTGAATTATCAATTGTTGTAGATGTGAATTTAGTGTCTGAACTGTTGCGGAACGTGTAGGATAATATTTTATATATAAATCACCTTTAAGAGCATCAATCTTCTTTTGTACATCTTCTTTGTAAAATTTAATATTACCAGTAGTTACTCCACTAAAAACAGTATCATATCTCAAACCAACATAAGTTTGATTTAACTCTAAACTATAATGAACTACAGTTTTACCCCTAGCCATAGCATTAGCTCCAACAACTTGTAACATCCAAGTCTTACCAATACCAGCTGGTGCAACTATAACACCAAGTTCACCTGCTCCAAGTCCACCATCCATTACCTCATCTATGATATCCCAACCAGTAGGAATTGTTGTCCTTACCGATTCTGTCAATCTTTCTTCAAGACTTGTTACATACTCATGACCTAAATCTCGTTCAGTACCAACTGACATAGACTTGTCTATAAGTGCTTTTATACCATCATAATCTTGGTTTTCTAATAGATTTACCGACTCCAATATTGCACCTTTTAGAACTTGATTTTTACAAAAGTCCAAACACTTCTCTTTTACAAAATCTAAATCAGAAGATTCAATGTGTTTCCAACACTCTCTCAGAGCATCTATAACAGCAACTTGTAACGTATCTGATTCTATATCATTTATCTTTATCTTTAAAACATCAAGTGTTGGTACATCTTTATGTTTCATAAAGTATTCAACTATTTCATCGGCCAACCAAGCATTAGAATCAGAATCAAATATATCACCACTCAATATATCAGAAGATGTCTGTAAAAACTTAACATCTGATAATAGAGATGATAGAACTTTTACTTGAAATGGTGTACCATATATTGATAACTTATCGCTCATTACTTATACCTGCATATTTGTTTAAAGTAGAGAATGTAGTCAATAACCAACTATCAACATTTGGTAATGATTGAAATAATTTGTCTCGTAAAAACATTTTTGTAAATTCAAACTTAGTTAATTGTTGAATTGGTTCATCAACGATGTCTTTTATTTTGAGTTTAGCGTTACCACTAATATTAACATCATTCAATTGCATTAAATCATTGTTTAATTCTAATTGTTTTCGATTATCTTCTGTCAACATAGACTTGACATTTTTTGTAACTTCATTGTCTTCAATGTATTTTAAAACTTCTTCTATACTAACTATCTGGTCATTTTGTAAAAGAGGTAAGCATTTTTGAATTGTTTTTAGTGCAACTCCTTTAATACCTGGAATGTTATCTGACTTATCTCCATCAATTATTTTATACATCAAAAAGTTATGAGATGGGATACCAAACTCTTCTTGAACTTCATCTGGTGTATATTTCTTTTTCTTGGTAGGGCTCCAAACAGAGATTCTATCATTTACCAACTGAAGAAAATCTTTATCAGTAGACATTATTGTTATCTTAGAATCTGTTAAAATTTGTTTAGAGATATAACCAATGGCATCATCGGCTTCTAAATGATTAGCAGATATAATAGTTAGTGGTAGTAATTGTAAATACTCGACCAACCGACTCATTTGAAACAACATAGATTGATGTTCATCTTCTGGTGTATTCCAATCATAAGCTCTATTCAAACGTATTTTTGTTCTACGTTTAGCTTTATATTCTGGAAATAATTTCCGACGGCGGTCTGAGCCTCCTTCTCCATCAAACACTATAATGCACCTTGTGGGATTGTGCATCTTAATAGCATAACCAACTGATTTTAAGAAACCAATTATTCCACCAACGTGAGCACCATCATCGTTAGTAATTGGTACAACGCTGAAAACTCTTATGAAAGTATTCAGGCCATCTATAATCAATACTTTATCGTTTGGATTATTATGCTCAACTTGACCGCCGTCTTTCTTGATTTGTTCTAATATAGAAAGGTATTTCTCATTACTCACTAATCACCTCATCTGTCATTTCTACATCGTCAATACCTAAATCTTCTTTTGTGTATTTCAATATAACCTTATCACAAATCAAGTCATAAACATAGTCTCGTAGTTCTTTATCTTCTAACATACTTGACCAATCTTTAGATTGAAACTTTTTCTCATCAGTAACTTCACCAGTTTCCATATCAATAATTGGAAGTGTATACCAAGCTCCTGCAACTTTTACAATCTTATGTTCTTTCATTATAGTCAACCAACTACCATCATCATCAATACCACTTTCAAAATAAAGTGGGAACTCACAATGTCGTAATGGTGGCCCTAATCTGTTCTTAACAACTTGAGCTTGTATATTCATTCCAATCGTATTTTTCTTAGTGTCTTTTATTTGACCTTTATTTTTCAAACGAATACGAGTAGAAGCATGAAATGGTAACGCTTTTCCACCACTTGTTGTCCAAGGGTCTCCAAACATTACACCCAATTTTTGTCTTAACTGATTAGTGAACACAAGAGCAACCTTACGTCTTCCAATCATTTGTGTAATCTTTCTCATCGCTTTTGATATGATAATTGCTTTACTGGTAGCCCATCCATCTTTTTCAAAGTCAGCTTCCATCTCAACTTTAGTGGAAGCACCAGCTAAACTATCAACTAAAATAGTAACCAATCTTGTATTATCTTCTTCTCGAACTTTTGTAACTATCTTTTCTATAGCTTCAAATATTTCTTCTACAGTTTCTAAGTGTACGTATAACATATTGTCTATATCAACACCGATAACTTCGAGAAATTCTCTACTAACTGCAGTTTCAGTATCTATATAGACGGCTACACCACCCTTCTTTTGTGTGGAAGCTAGTAAATGAGCTCCAACCAAAGATTTACCACTCGATTCAAGACCATTTATTTCCGTTATACGACCAACAGCAATACCACCATTAGGTCTATTAGAAATGGCTAAATCTAACATAGATGAACCAGTAGAAATAAACTCAGTAACATCTGTAGGTGTGTCATCAGTACCATCAAGAAAATATGCAACTTTAGGATAATCTTTTTTAAATTGTTTGTTTAGACTTGTGGATAAAACCGAAGCCAATTCGTCTCTTGCAGACATATAATTCTCCTATGAAAAAAGTGGGTGGTTCCAGAAAGACGGAGTGTTCCTCTATTCTTAACAGTGGCTCTGAACCTTAGCCACCCACAATGTTATCTTATTTACCGATTAAATAACTCGTCAAATGCAGATGAAGCATCATCAACAGTAGTAGTTTCTTTCAGAGTTTTAGTCTCTGTAGTTTCTACGGTTTCTTCTTCTCCACCTTCTTTGTTTTCTGGGTTTAACCACTCATTAAGAACGTTAGTAAGTTCATCATAACCAAGTTCGTTATAAACTTCGTTAAGATTAACTTGGTTCTCCAAGCAGTTTTCCATCAATTTAGAATCCTCTGATATAGGTGTTTGATTTGGTTTAACACGAATACCAGTAGTAGGAAATGATTTACCAGTTTCTTCTGCGGTCTTAAACTCTACAACAACATCACGACCATTGGTTGCATCTGAAATGTCACCATAGTCTGGGTCAGCGATTATAGATAGAAGTTCTTGGTATACAGTTTTACCAAAACCCCAAAATTTAATACCATCATTCTCGGCTCCACGAACTAATACAGGTGCAAAAGTTCTCATCTTAGCTTCCAACTTTTTACCAAGTCTCCAATCGTCACGATTACCACTTGACTTCAATTTGTCAGCAAACTCTTCAATAGGGTCTGGTCTTCCAAAAGAAATTGGTGATAGATAAGTACGTCCACCTAAGTCATAATGAAAATACAACTCAATAAAGGGTGTAGATTTATTATACTTGAATGGTACTATTCTTACGATTTGTTTTCCTGGTGATGGTTTCCAAAGATTATTGGAACGTTGATTAGTAGTTTGTAACTGGTCTAAACGTTTACGTATTGCATCAATATCCATTTTATATTCTCCTAATTTATTAATTGTTAATTATTAATCAAAGATGTAACCTTGATTTAATAATATATATAACCTTGTTAATTAAAACGTTCAAGCTATTTATGTTGGCAATAAAAAAAGGGTTCGGTAGTTTTTTAAGTTTTAATATAGTGGAAACTAAAAATCGGTTGAACCCTTTTTTTAAAATTTGAAAATTTGGGGATGTGAGATTAACGATTACTCACAACTTTCAGCTTAGATTTTTTTTACCTTGTACCTAACACTCATCAGTTACGATGATTCTTCTCAAAGTGGTTAACTTCATTGAAGTGAGTACAACCTCTGTGTCATTACCTTATCTCTCTAAGATTAGATTATTCGGTCACGAAGTTGGATTTCAGTTTTACCCTTACCAACAACAAGGTCAAAGAATCGTGTTCTTTATATATTCTGAAAGTACATTCCGAGTCATATGTCTATGAATCACTTACAACCCACAATATTTAGCAGGTGGATAGTCACCACAACTTCTCGGTAGATTACCTTATGAGCTTCTATGTTCACTCATTATTCGGTCAATCCCATAAAGAGTTAATTACTCTCTTTACTTTCTAATTTTCAATCTGTCAATAAACTTGTATATATATATGTATACACCAAAAAAGCAAAACGTTCAAGCTATTTTTAATTATTTAAAAACTATAGGTAATTGATACCTAACTCGAACTGGTCTTCCATTTTGTATGGCTGGTTCAAACTCAATAGCCATAACCCTGTCTATTATAGCATGATTAAGTTTTGTATTAAATGTATCTACAATTTGTGGATTTGAAACTTCACCATCTTCATCTACAAAAAAACTAACAACTACTTTTCCTTTGATATCTGATGTATCTTTCATTGGTAGATGGTAGTAATCTAATCTAAATGGTGTTGTCATTCTTGGTTGCTGACTCTTACCACTTGGTAAGTTTTGGGCCATCAACGAGCCCATTAGTAATAAACACAAAAGGTGCCTCATGATTGTTCTCCGCAATTATTGGTTAGCTCCTTTCGTATTCAAAAATATATATATAATTTTTTAAAAAAAATAGTTAGATTTGTGTTAGAATTTTATGAGTTTTTCATTTTTATTTCTAATTGCGAAAGCAAATTATTAATTTTTTCTAACTTAGGGTGGTTTGGGTCTGAATCAACAAGTTTATCTTTTGTATTCATCAACTTACCATATGCTTTTTGTAAGTCTATTAGAGCAAGTCCTTTCATACTTCTTCTATAATATAAATGTT